AGATCAAAAAGAACTAAAAGAACTAAAAGAAAATTATTTACTAAACGAACCACCAGACGAAAAAGAAAGTGTTGGTTCTGGTGTTGATCCACTCACTCCGATGGATCAAAAGTTTGCTACTTTAGATGATCTATCAAATCACTATAGAATCTTCATCAATCGTATTCAAACTCAACTTTCCACAATGGGTGGTGGTGGAGCAGGATTCATTAAGGATCTTGATGATGTAACATTTGATCAGACTACAGGTCAGGGACGATTATTAATATACAATGGTTCCAAGTGGGTAGGTATTGCCAGCACTGCAGTTGGTGGTGGAGCTGCATCTGAGTTAGCAGTAAATGCTACTGGAACCAATTTAACTTTAACTGGCGACTTAAATGTTAGTGGTGATATTATATACGATGAAGCAAATGCTAGAAATTGGAATGTTAGTGGTATTGCGACAGTTGGCACTGCTTTCTACATGCCACAATATACAACCACAGAAAGAGATGCTGCATCATTCAACGAGGGTGCGATGATATACAACAAAACAAGTAAGAAATTAGAATTTTACGATGGAACTTCTTGGCAGTCACTACCTGGAATGTCTCTTGGTCTTACTGTAGCACTTGATGGATAAGATTATAAATAACTCTTAGGAAACTCAAGAGTGAAATGATTAACGAAGAGGGACTTAGAGATTGGTTTGGCAAATCCAAATCAAAAGATGGTAAACCCGGTTGGGTTCAATCTGATGGTTCCCCTTGTGCTAATGAACCTGGTGAGAAGGGAACACCTAAATGTTACTCCTCAGCCAAGAAAGCCAGTATGTCGAAGAAAGAACTTCGATCGGCTGACACAAGAAAGTCAAGACAAGATCCCGGACAACAACAAAAGTCTGGAGCAGCCAAACCAACCTATGTTTCTACTGACAAACCTAAGAAGAAAATGAAAGAAGAAACCTTTAACGAAGCAGAAGACAAAAAAACTAAAGGTAGTGGGACTAAAGATGCCTGTTACACTAAGGTAAAGTCTCGTTATTCTGTATGGCCTTCAGCTTATGCATCAGGTGCATTGGTGAAGTGTCGTAAGGTTGGTGCAGCTAACTGGGGGAACTCCACTAAGAAAGAAGAGTTTGAAGGTTTCTATGACCTTCCTGCTTTCACTGAGTCTCAAATTGCAGCTATGAAGTATGCTGGTATTGAGGTAGAAGTTATTGATGAAGCATGTTGGAAAGGATATGAGAAGAAAGGTATGAAGACTATGTTTGGGAAGAAGTATCCAAACTGTGTCAAGAAAGAAGAAGTAGAAAAAGTAGATGAAGCATGTTGGGACACTCACGAACAAAGGGGTATGAAAAAGAAGGGTGGCAAGATGGTCCCCAACTGTGTTCCCAAAGGTTCTATGAAGAAAGAGGAAGTCACTGGTGGTATTCTGGTTCAAGACGCGGAAGATTTCAAACCCCGTGAGATTGAATCAGTTGATATCATCAAGGCTGACCCCATCAAAGGTGGTCAACTCCAAGAATTGGTAAGAACCAAGATTCAAACTGGTAATATGTATCAGGTTATCTTTGGTTGGAGAGGTAAGATGATGATGGTGAAGTTGTTCTTCCCTGATGTATCTGTTCCCAGCAGACAGAAGGTTGCTGATGCATTGAATAAGATGTATCCTGGTTCACAGTTGAGATCCTATTCACACTCTATTGTTGATTATGATGATCCATATGTCAATGTAGGTGAGGAAACTATTCTTGAGAAAAAAGAAGAAGAGAAGTATTGTCGTCTCTGTGAGAAGAGAGAAACTCGTGGAACATGTGGTTATGGACCCAAAATGTTTGACAAGTTTAGTGTAGATAATGTTAGTGATACTGTAAAATCATCCGCAGCAGCTGAGTCTGATATTACAGAGGACATCAATAAAAAAGTTGAAGATAGAATGCAGTCTGATGAAAACAGAAAAAGATCTCTGATTAGAAGTAAGATGAGAGCTTCTCGTTCGAAACAGAAAAGTGATCTACAATCTGAAGAGAATATCGAAGAAGATATGACTGGTATGTCCCAGAAGTCTGGTGACAAAAGAAGTACTGATAGTGGAGCTGGTATGACAGCTAAGGGTGTTGCTAAGTACAACAGGAGAACAGGTGGTAACCTGAAAACTGCTGTCACAACTCCTCCTTCTAAACTGAAACCTGGTTCCAAAGCCGCAGGACGTAGAAAGAGTTTCTGTGCAAGATCTAAGAGTTGGAAAGGTGAAAGAGGATTAGCTGCACGTCGTCGTTGGAACTGTTAGTAATTTATGAGTAATGATGTTTATCTTGGTAATCCCCTTCTAAAAAAGGCGAATACACCAATTGAGTTCACACAAGAACAGATTGAGGAGTATATTAAGTGTAGGGAAGACCCTGTATACTTTGCTCAAAACTATGTGAAGATTGTGACCTTGGATCATGGTCTTCAACCGTTTAAAACTTATGACTTCCAAGAGAAGTTAATCAATAATTTTCACAATAACAGATTTAATATCTGTAAGATGCCTCGACAGACTGGTAAATCTACCACATGTGTGTCGTATCTACTTCACTATGCTATTTTTAATAGTAGTGTAAATATTGGTATTCTGGCTAACAAAGCCACAACTGCTAGGGAACTATTAGCGAGGTTAGCTACTGCATATGAGAACTTACCTAAGTGGATGCAACAAGGCATTCTGGTCTGGAATAAAGGAAACATCGAACTGGAAAACGGATCAAAAATACTCGCTGCATCAACTTCCGCTTCAGCTGTCCGAGGAATGTCTTTTAACATTCTTTTTCTGGACGAGTTCGCCTTTGTTCCTAATCACGTTGCTGACGCATTCTTTGCCTCTGTATATCCTACTATCACTTCAGGTAAATCAACGAAAGTAATTATTGTATCCACCCCACACGGGATGAACCACTTTTACAGATTGTGGATGGATGCAGAGAAACAGAGAAACGAATATATTCCAACCGATGTCCACTGGTCAGAAGTTCCTGGTAGAGATGTTGTATGGAAAGAACAGACTATTGCCAACACATCAGAACAACAATTCAAGATTGAGTTTGAGTGTGAGTTCCTTGGATCTGTTGACACACTGATTGCACCGAGTAAACTGAAGTCTCTGGTATTTGAAAAGTCCATTCAAAATAATGCTGGTTTAGATGTATATGTTAAACCCGAGGACAAACATGATTACGCGATTACTGTTGACGTTGCACGTGGGGTTGGTAATGACTACAGTGCTTTTGTTGTTGTTGACATAACTACTTTCCCTCATAAAGTTGTAGCTAAGTATAGAGATAACACTATTAAACCAATGTTGTTTCCAAGTGTCATCTATGAGGTGGCTAGGAGTTACAACCAAGCTTTTATTCTATGTGAAGTGAATGATGTTGGTGATCAGGTTGCTTCTATTCTCCAATATGATTTGGAATATCAGAATCTACTGATGTGTTCTATGAGAGGTAGAGCAGGTCAGATTGTAGGACAAGGTTTCTCTGGACAAAAGACACAATTGGGTGTTAAGATGTCTAAGACTGTAAAGAAGGTCGGATCACTGAACCTCAAGACAATGATTGAGGAAGATAAGTTACTCTTCTGTGACTATGATATAATCTCAGAACTTACAACCTTCATCTCTAAATCGAATTCTTTTGAAGCAGAAGAAGGATGTAATGATGACTTGGCTATGTGTCTTGTCATCTATGCTTGGTTAGTTGCTCAGGACTACTTTAAAGAACTTACAGACCAGGACATTCGTAAAAGATTGTATGACGAACAAAAAAATCAAATCGAACAGGACATGGCTCCATTTGGTTTTATCGATGATGGGTTGGATTCTTCTAGCTTTGTAGATAGTGAAGGTGACAGATGGTCTGTTGCTAAAAACGATGAGTATGGGACAACTGCTGGTGGTATGGATTATATGTGGAATTCTTGGTAATGAATATTGATGATCAACTATCACTAGGTCCACTATTCCTTACAGATAGGAAGTGTAGAACTTGTGGTATAACGAAAAACTTGATTGATGGATTTTATAAGAAAGGAAGAGGAATAAATCCATCCTCATATTCTTATGAATGTAAATCTTGTTCTATAAAAAGAATTATAAAAAATAGAAGAAAGAGGAATACATCTACAGATTGGTCATATCCTGACTGGTAAACTTGTTTACCCACTGTTTCCCCATCTAAATCCCTAGTTTTCATAAATATTTTCAGGTATAACTGAGAACTAAGGAGAAACAAATGGCTACTCCTCAATTATCTCCTGGTGTATTAATCAGGGAAGTTGATCAAACAGTAGGAAGGTCAGAGAACGTTCTCGACAACATCGGAGCAATTGCAGGACCTTTTGCTATCGGTCCTGTCGATGAAGCGATTACGATCGAGACTGAGCAACAGCTTATCAATACATATGGTAAGCCAATGTCTACTGA